ACCCTTCGTCCGCGCCCAGGGTTTCGTAGTCCGGCTGCGCATTGAGTACGTATTGTCCGCCGACGATAGAATCGCGGTGGACCGCCACGCCGCCGAGCACGTACGCCTCGTTGCGCACCATGTCGCGCGAGCGCGCGTCGATCTGCGGCTTTTCCGGGTTCAACTCAGCGTCAGCCGAACGGATCGGCGGCGCCCACGACGCGAGTTCTCGCGAGAAACGCGAGGCGCCGTCGTATCCGCCGTCTACCTGTTCGCCGCTGACTGTGACTTCGGCCATTAGAACACCGGAATGAGCGGACGGCGGTTGGTGAGGCCGGCGATCTGCGCCTCGAGCGCTGCGATCAAAGCCTTCAGGCGGTCCGCGTTGGCCGCCGTGTACTCGATTCGCTCGCCGTTCTGGTCCCACACCACTTTCGGCATCTTGCCGGTGATGAGGTTGAAGTACGCGAGCTTCGCAGCGGCCAGTTGTTCCTCGGGCGTCATGTGCGGGCCTCAAGCCAGCCGGGAGGCAAGGTCAGCCAGAGAATACGAACCGCGGGAAGAATCAGCAACCTCCGGTTGAGCCTGCGCCGTGATCGGACGGAAATACGGGTTGCGGGACCGCTCCAACGCGAAGTTGAACGCCGGGGCGTCCCACCGCAGGCGATCGATCTTCCGATGCAGGCAAATCGCGATGGCGTAGGTCGCCAAATCCCAGGCTTCGTTGCGCGCTTTCCGCGGATTCTCCCACCCTTTCGGCGTCCGGAACTCCGCACACATCTCGGAGAACCATTCGTCGGGGAGCCAACCGGGCCAGGCGAAGCTGGCGCCATCCGTGACTCCGCGCTCGACCATGTTATTCAATGCGTCTTTGATGAGGTTAGTGTTCAGGATCAGCACCGGAATCTCGCCCCGGGCGCTGGCCCGGCGATCTTTCTTCGGCGAGTCGGGGTACGAGAGGCGGACGCGCGGCGAAGATGGCAGCGCCTCGCCTTTCAGCAGATGCACCCGCTGGTGCTCGCCGCTGCCTTCCTTGCGCAGCTTCCGATACCAGTTGTAGGCGTTCGTTGTCACGCCTTCGCGTCCGCCGGAGTCCACGCCGAGGATCGCGACGCGCATCATCCCGGAGCCATCCGCCATCGGGTATTCGCGGTCGAGCACCTGTTCGACCAGAAGATCCCAATCCTCGAGGTATTTCGCGGGGCGCACTGGCCAACGCTCGCCGTCATCGTCAAGGCGCTTGGACTTCACGATGTCGAATCGATCGACGACCACGAGGCGAAACGGTTCATCGGCGAGACCGGGACCGACGCCGAACACCTGGACAACCCAACGATTCTTCTGCACGTCCACGGTTGACAGCAGGAAGCGCGCGTCCATCGGCACTTCGCGCTCCGGAACGTCTAACGATCGTGCCTTGAGTTCATCGGGCAGGCGCTCGCGATCAAGCCCGCGCGGGTAGAACGGTTCGCCCTGATCGGTGTTGACCGTGGATTTCAGGGCTTCCTGCGAGCCGGTACGCTGAAATTCCTGTTCGGCCAGCAAGTATCGGCTCACGAGATCCGGCCACGAGGAAAACGTAGCCGCCGGCCCCTTCAGCCAGAACGAAGCAATGTCCGCCCGGACTGGCGCCCCGTGGATCTTTCCATCGCGATCGATGCGCTGGCCTTCACGAACCCACCGCCCCCGGAGGTTCATCTCGTGCTTGTGCGACGACTCGATCAGCGAAGCGCAACTCGGGCACATCATCTTCGCCTGCTCCGCAGCTTCCATGATGTCCGTCGTCTCGGGCCACTTCAGCAGCGCGAACTCGGGCTCGAAAAATTCCTTGCAATGCACGCACGGCCAGAACCAGCGGCGCCGATCACCGCGGTTGTAGAGCGCCAGGATGCCGGGGCAGGGCGGCGCCTCGTGCGGGCTGCGCCGGATCCACTTCGGATCTTCGATCTCGAAGCCCGGCGAAGACTCCGCATACGTCATCGCCGCGCTGCCGAACGTCGTGTTGCGCTTGCGCGCAAGGTCGAACGGCGAGCCTTCGCCGTCCACGTCCTGCGGCATACGGTCAAGATCCGTGAGCCAGGCGCGGCCGACTGGACGGCCCGACAACTCGCCGATCGATGGCCACGACAGCGTGAAGATCATGCCGTTGCGGTAATACTTGTCGTACGTGTTGTCGGCGTCTCCGCGCGCCAACAACCGTTCCCCGACTTCGCGCGTGAATCGATTCAATCGATCGACGCGGCGACGGCTGAAGTCACGCGCCGTCACCTGCGAGGTCTGGTACAGGATCATGTCCATCGGATCGCAGATGACGGAGTACGCGAGCCAGTTGATCCCGATGTCCGTATTGTGCGTCGGGACCATCTGTGGGCCTACGAGAAACAGATGGGAGTCATGCCGAACCGCGACGCATCTCACCGGAACAGATTCAACCGGCGCTATGGACCGGATGAATCGACGCGCGGTGTACGTTGGGCGAGCCCCCGCTCGATTACGACTGTTCGTAAGACGAGCCACGGCGTGATCGAGCGTGCCGCAATCCGTTGACCGTGGGACGAAGCAAACCCGGAACGCGCGCTGCCCTGATCGCTTTTTCCCGTTGTGAGTAAACGTTGGAACGCGATCATCGCGTCGCGGTTTGTGCCCGAGCGTCACGAGCAATTCGTAAATTCCATCCGTCAGGCGTTCGTTGGACTGCGATATTTCGACAACCCCGTTCTTGCCCACATGACCGTCCGTGTCGATCAAGCCGCGTAACAACTCGCGACGTTGGTCGAGCGACGCGCGGAGATATATCGATGGGATGTGCTTATCGCAGCGGACCCCCGCTTCGCGCAATTGACGCGTCAATCCCGGAATCGATACGCGGTCTGCTGTGCGTGTCGAATTTCCGCCGCCAAAGTACACCTTCGCGGCGATACCGCGCTCACGAAGTCGCGCAACGATGAAGGCAGTATCCCGTGTGTTCAGCGTTAACGCCCCGGTGCGCGCATTTCCGTCACCGAGCCACAGACCGAGCAAGTACGGATCGATAGGCAAGTCTGCGTCTGGAAGGGCCAGAGGTTCCGCATTCGGGATCGAATATCTGAAACGGATTTTTCCGCTCCGCGTTTCGATGCGATAACTCGTGAGCAATTCCGCCGTTGTCTTGACGCGTAACGCCCGGGTGTCACTCGCCCATGAATCGTTCACCGCCCATCGATGTTCCGCGTCGGCAACAATCGTGGTGCCGTCATCGAACGTGATCTCGTAGCAGTCGCGTCCGTGAAAAACTTCCGTCGTCGCCACGACCTCGGTCACGCTGCCATCCTGCGCAAAAACACGATCGCCAGGTTTGAGCGCGCCCATCGTTGTCCAACCCTCCGGCGTCGGAACCGGAGTCCGCGTCCAAAGAGGCTTTCCGCTCTGTGCCGGGGCGCAGAAAATCGTCGCGTTGTACTCGCGGCTTTGCAGCGTATCCATGACCTCGACGAGATACGGTGTCGTCGAGTTGCGCCAGGGGCCGACATAGCCACCGGGCACGTTGATGTAGCGGTACTTCTCGGCGGCCTGACTGATCGTGAGCCGTTCCGGTGGGCGCAGGACATCCGCCATCTCGACGACCAGTTCCGCGAGGGAGCCGTAGACGCGCGACATCACAGCCCCTCGTTCGGGTCATCGCCGTCGTCACCGTCATCCGGGTATGGCATGGCGACGGAGCGCGGCGGGCCTTTCTCGTACAGTTCGTCGCGTTCGTCTCCGCGGCTGAAATCCGCAAAGTGCTCGACGATCGCCGTGTGCATTTCCTCGAGCAGACCGTCCGACAGTTCCAGCACGAGGCGGCGCTGCGCCGCCGTGAGGCCGGTCTGCCGCTCTACTGTGTCCGAGAACTGCGTCACGCGTTGGCGGATGACCTTGAAGATTTCGCCGACCGCTTCGCGGATCTTGTCTGTGCGCCAGAGGTCCGCGGCTTCTGCTTCGAACTTCTGCCGAGCGATCTGCGCACCCCAAAACTCTTTTTGCAACGCGGTGGGCAGTTGCGCGGGCTTCAGGCCGCGCACGATTTCTTCGATGTCGAGTCCGGCGGGGCGCACCAGGAACGGCGCCGCGTCGCGGATGCGGTAGAGCGGCGAACCCTTGTACTCGGCGATCGGTGTCAGGTGCCCGATGCGTTCGCGCACTCGCTCGGTCGACGACCCGAAGATCGTCGCCAGGGTGCTCGCGCTGACGGCCTGAGTGATTTCGCGCCGCGCCTCGCGAAACCCCTTGTCCTTATCGACCATCCAGGCGCGTCCGAACGAGTTCGTTCAACGCGTCGGCCGGCAGTGCCATCAGCGCCTCGGCGTGATACGCCACGTAGACCGGCACTCGGCGCGCGCCTGACTTCATGGCGGCATAGTTGGAGTAGGACACCCCGAGCACGCGCGCGGTTTCCGGCGCGCGGCGCAAGAGGT